TGGACTGGTAGGTCAGGTTGTTGGACTGCTGTTCGTTTGTTACGTCTTGCATGTCCATAGAAAGAAACGCTTTGGCGTTGTTTACTGCAGCTTGTTGTCTGTTGTTGAGGTTAGCCATGTCCATCTGCAGCACAGCGGCTGCGTTTTGCAGTGCAGCCTGTTGTTCATTGTTCAGGTTTTGCAGTTGAATAGTGGCGTACTTTTGTGCGTCTTGGGCTGCGATAGGAATACCAGACTCCATCATCGCTTGCATCGTAGCGGCTGCAGCCATAGAAGACGCACCCAAACCACGTTGCTGCATGACGGCTGTTACTTTACGGACAGCAGGTGCAGCCCACGCAGGGGGAGGGCCACCCTCTTCAATACCCTTGAACAACTCTGCAAGTTGGTAGCGAGTAGTTGCTTTCGGGTCAAGTTCTTGGGTTGCTGCGGTAGCTAATGCTTCGGGAGAAACAGTGCCCTGTGCAGCAGTCATCACAGATTCGTCGGATACTTTGCCCTTTGCAGCCGCTGCCGTACCAACTTCACCTGCTTTTTGTGTTGCGTCAAAGGTACCGGCGTCAAACGTAGTTGGTTTAGTTTGATCTGTGCTAGTTATAGCTGTAGGTTGAGTAACATCAGTAGGAGAATCAATCTGTTTTCCTGCAGTAGTGAGCAACTCGTTTGTTTGAACTGTTTGATCTTCGGGATCAATCGTGGCCCCAGTTGGAAGTTCAGAACTGGTTTTTGCCTGATCCTCCATCTGCTTTATAACATCTTTATCCGCCTGAGAGATGTTAACAATTTTGTCGTCTGTATCGTCTGACATCGCCTACCCTAACTTCATTACAACTGTAATAATCAACGCTACCACGCCCACCGTAGACGCCATAATCAACGCCTCTAGACGCCACATACGCTTGTCTAGACCCTCTAGCTTTTCCTGCACAGCAGCATAGCGAATGGCGCACTCTTTTTCGTGTGCTTCAAGTTCCATTTGTGTTTTGAGTACGGGTTCCATTGTCATCTTCATTTAACCTGTTACTATCTCCATCTTGGACCTTCAAACCATGCGACTAAAGATTTTCTAACGCCCTTTGTCACGGGTGTTACTTGATGCTGTAGGTAGCTAGGAAATATTAATACCGTTCCTTTGGCTCTAGACTGCTTCGGAGGAGTCTCTACTTCTGTAAAAGAAAAGTTTCCACCCTCATAATCATTTGGGGAAGATAGCTGAACAGTTACCGATAGTTTTCTATCAAATGCTTTAGTTGATTCCCAATTTATATCGTGGTGTAATCCGTAGTGTCCTTTTTCAGAAGCATGATACTCTGTATACTGTATGTCAGCTACCTGACAAACATCTACATTAAAAGCATTTCTATTAGCTTCTTGTACATACGCCCAAAGGATGTTTAAAACAAAAGAGTTTCCTGTAAGCCACTTAATGTTAGAACGTCTAACGTCCGGTATACTTTTTGCCCCAGCAAATACGGTGGCTTCTTGTTGTGGTACTGATTCGGTTTGTTGTTCTATTTCTTTAATGGTTTCTTCAGATATTCCCGCACTCCACATTTGCCACGTATTTCTCATTTTTAATCCTCATAGGGGCTAGTACCGCAACACGAAGGCCAAGCGGCTTTTAATTCAGAAATTGTGGTAGCATCAGTTATTGCTTGCGTTGCAGGGGCATCACGAAGGGCTTGTTTGGAACTTACAATACTAGAAGTATCTGCAGAAGCCTCTAAAGCCCTCATGTAATCAGTATCAAGAGATTGTAACAAAGCTTTTCTTACATACCTAATTTCTTCTTTCATCATAGTTTTGGCAATAGCAAGGTCTTCACTAATTACGTCACCAGACAAACTCCAAGCATCCCGGAAGTGCCTGTCAGACGGTAGTGTGACAGCAGACGCATCTGCACTATTTCCATCTTTGTCGATGACATAGGTCGTGGTCATTGTGTTTTCTCCTGTTTATGCGGCTATGCGCCAAGCGTTGCGCCACTCTCTTGTGGGCGGCAGTTGTGATTTGCGACATATCACCATCTTGGGTTTATTGCCTTCATTCCATGTTTCCCAGATGTGTCTTGGGATATCGACTTGAACAAGCCACTCGATGGCTTGCTCTTCGGTCAAAGGACCCATCGGCTCCGTTTCGTGTAACAAATGGCCGTTGAAGTCATGGTGGCTGGTGAAGTCTGGACGTTGTTCATCTTCCTTGAGTTGTAACTTTACCCATGCTGGGGGCATGATACCCCCGTGCATCAGAGCCGCCATGCAGTTAGGGTCTGGGTGCAAGACAGCAGCGCAGTCCATGTCCACGTCTTCGTAGACGACCACATATTCAGTGCGGTGTGGCTTGAGGTTGCTTTTGGCCCAGTCGATACGGTCAATCAGCTTAGTCATTACGCTAAGTCTCCGTGAAGCGTAAGGTAAACGTCTGCCATGTCACGTGCGCCACCATCATCGTGCATACAATCAGTGTCACAACTTGTCGTTGCTCTGCTCACAACCCCAGCAATGTCACATTGAGAGTCATTAAAGTTTGCTGAAGTTGTTACAGAGTAATCTGAATTGCTGGTGGAATTTGTGAAACTGGTGCGATAAGACCCTGTTCCAAGATCGGCTAATGCTGAGACATTGTAGCTGTCACTTGTGCTTACGGTTCCTGTGCCAACATAGCTGTGCCAAGCCTTCGCAGACCCTTGCCTTACATCCACACGGTGGTTGTTTGAGCCTTCGGCGTACAGAACCAAATTGCCGTCAATGTTTCCTGCTGTCGGTCCTGATGGTCCGGTTGGCCCCGTTGATCCAGTTGGGCCAGTAGGGCCAGTCGGTCCAGTTGGTCCAGCAGGGCCAGCAGGGCCAGCAGAACCAGTCGGTCCAGCAGGGCCAGCAGGGCCAGTGGGTCCAGCACCACCATCATCGCCAGCAGGTCCAGTGGGACCAGTGGGTCCAGTGGGTCCTGTTGGGCCAGTTGGTCCTGCCAATGCAGCATTAGCTATAGTTTGTTTTTCCCACCTACTTGCTGTTACATCATATACGACTAATAGATCACTAGAGGCTGCATCCGTATTTGTAGGGAATGCAGTGAGAGTGTTACCAATGAACGTATCTAGCGCAGTCCCATCCACTGTAATAGCATCAGCTTCAAGGGTGCCATCAATATCTGCATTTCCTGATATATCTAGGGTAGCACCGTCTACCTCGCCTGTTACGGTGATGCTATCTACATACGCATCCTTCCACCGCACAGAACTGCTGCCCAAGTCAACGTCACTGTCAGACTGTGGCCCAAAGATGTTGTCACCCAAGTATACCTGTTCCACGTTAGCCGCATAGAAATGTATTTCGTCTGCAGTCTCAAAGTCAATCTTGGTCTGGTCATCCTCACCAATCTTTAAGTCTGTAGCCAAGATAGAGGTAATGCCTGTCTGTGCAGCGTCAACTGTAAATGTAAGATCAAATGGATCACCGTCATTGCCCGTGGACGTGTCAGTAAAGTTAGTGGTTATTCCTGAACCGATAAACTTTAGTTCTTTGGCGTTGTTGATTGTAACTTCTGTGCCGTCATCATCTTCCACTTGGAAGCTAGCCATAGCACCCGCACCAGTTATCTCATTATCAACGTAGGCTTTAACAGATTGCTGTGTAGGAATAAGAGTTGCACTGTTAGACGCCATGTCGTCTTCGTCAACAAATGCTGTGGCCGTTATTGTGCCATCTGATATACTGCCAAAGGTAATTGTGCCCGTAGTTGTTATGGCACTTGATCCATTATCAATAGCACCGAATCCGCTGGTGATGCTGCCACTGTTTATCGCACCCGTTGTAACAATGTTAGAACTTCCTGCCGCTGGTGCTGCTGCTATATCCGACAGCACCTCTGATGCAGAACGTCCTTCAATGGATGTACCGTCAATACGTAAGAAGTCATTGTCGGCAGCACCGCTAGTAAACACAGGCAGATTGCCATTAGATATACCAGTGGACAGAGTAGCTACTGTGGTAATCGCTGTGCCATCTAACGTGATTGCATCAGCTTCTAAAGTACCGTCAATGTCTGCATCACCGGATATGTCAAGAGAACCTGCATCCAACTCACCAGTAATTGTAAAGTTGCGAATGCCTGTGTAGTCTTTATTGGAGTCTAGTATAACTGCCTTAGATGCAATAGCGTTACCGACTGCTGTTGAACCCAAATCAAGTGCGTTGATTTCGCCTACGACTACTGTAGCACCGTCAAGGATATTTAGTTCGGCAGGGGTAGACGTAATGGCTGTGTTACTTGCTGCAGCCAGCAAAGGAATTGTGCCCGACTGGTCGGGAAGGTTAATCGTGCGGTCCGCCGTCGGGTCTATAATAGTAAGTGTAGTTTCGTTAGCGTCAGCAGTGGCACCCTCGAAAATAATGGCATTTGCTGCATTCATCGTAACGGTATCTACGGTGGTCGTTGTACCTGCCACAGTAAGTTTAGGTACTAACAGTTCGCCTGTGCTTGGATTATATCGCAAAGCACCAGTGTCATCCAGCAGTCCATTTGATTCGTCATGGAACACAACAGGGAAGTTAGTGTTAGCTGTGCTGTCAGTAACGGTAGTTGTTGCTGCCAAAGTAGCATTAGCAACTGTTACTCCTGCAATAACTGTATTTAGTGCTGTACCATTAACCGTAATCGCATCTGCTTCTAGGGTTCCATCAATGTCTGCGTCACCTGATACGTCAAGCGAACCTGCGTCCAACTCACCTGTTAAAGTAATATTACGGAAGCTGGCTACGTCTTTATTAGCATCTGCTGTAACTACTTTACTAGCTACAACTGTGCCTACAGCAGCACCTGTGTCACTGTAGTTAAGCTCTGCAGTGGTAGCAGTAACACCATCAAGAATGTTTAGTTCTGCTGCCGTGGACGTTACACCATCAAGAATGTTTAGTTCTGCTGCCGTGGACGTTACACCATCAAGAATGTTTAATTCCGCTGCTGTAGACGTTACATTTGTACCACCTATATCCAGTGTAGTCACAGATATTTCACCTGCCACAGTCAGCAGCCCACTAGCAACGGTAAGCAAATCGGTATCATCCGTGTGACCGATTGTTGTGCCGTTGATAACTACATCGTCAATATCCAGAGAACCGCCTGTAATTAAACCTGTGGTTGTTATGGTTGACGATCCTGTGTCAATCGTACCAAAACCAGACGTGATCGAACCAGAGTTGAGTGCCCCCACAGTCGTAGCTGCGGTGGTAACAAGGTTTGGCATCGCCGTAATTTCGTCATCAAAATAGGCAGCTAAGTCTGTGACCGCCACCTGTTTCATAGTTCCTGCATCGTTGAAGACAACACGGTCAGCGTCTACTACAGTAGTAGCACTGGCAGACGTATCACCATCCATGATGTTTATTTCGGCTGTGGTGACTGTTGCACCGTCGAGTATTTCAAGTTCTGCTTCAGAGATATCCGCACCACCAATTGTCAGTGTGCCCGATATGTCTACGTTACCGTTGATATCTACAGTGGTGGCAGCAATCTGGATTTCCGTGTCAGCTATAAGGTCAAGCTGCCCATCTGCGCTTGAGTGGATATAGATAGCCGTATCCCGAAACTGCAGCTTCTCTGTGCTGGCTACAAGGATGTCATCAGAAAACTCAAAGTAATCTTCGTCTTCCATCCATTTGAGTACACCGTCGTTTGACTCCCCGTCAAATGTGACTGTAATGTCTGTGCCAGCCGTAGCTGCACCAAATGTAAGTGTGTTGCCAAGCAGCTTGGTGATTGGGCCACCCTCTGCATCAGTGCCATCGTGTGTATGTCCAGTGCTTGCAGCAAATGCAGCCAGTAACTGATTGAACTCGTTGTTACTGTCGGACGCTTGAATAATGTCTCCGTCAGCATACGATGACTGTCGTGTGTAAGATGCGCCCATTTAACGTCTCGCTCCTAGTTGGTACTCTAGCTGAAAACCTTTTAGTGAGTAAGCGGGGGTAGAACCGCCGTCGTTTACTCGTAGGGCTACAGCAAATCCTGATCCCTCTACAGGTTGTCTAATCAGTGGTTGTGAAGGTCCGCCGTATGTTGGCGTACCGTAAGTGGATGTCCCGTAAATACCTGCAATGCTAGTAGAGTCAAGAGGGTATGCTGCAGGTCGGGCTGATGCTGATGATTCGTAGTCGTAACGAACAAACATGTCTGCATCGATGGTAGATTCAGGCTTAAAGTTTACAATAACACGCTGCATGTGTTTTCGTATGCCGGGATCATTCATTGTAAGATCAGGACTACGGTACTTGCCTAAGATAGCTGTTCCGTTGAACGTGGTACCCTCTTCTTGGCGATATACGTACCCGTCAAATCCGCCGTGCAAAACAAGAATGTCTCCAGCATCAATTAGGGTGTCTGTACAAGACGGCTTGATTCCCTTAATTGTAGAAAACTCGTACCCTTTGCCTCCACCCTGCTGGTTTTTAAGAACACAGATTAGTCCTTCTGTTCTGCTTTCCAAGCTACCTGTCTTACTAAAAAACAAACGGTACTGTGTCTTTTCTGGTATGACGACAGAATCAAATACTGTAGCGTCGGATATGTTTTCATCAAAAAGGGACTGTACGTTTGAACTTATAGTGCCCAACTCCACGTCACCAATGTTTGCTGTACCCGCAACTGTCCGCAACCCGTCGGGACCAAGAAACAAAAGATCACCGGCAAATTCTTGAATAGTCTTACCATTGATACATCCAATGTCTCTGGTCACAGGCTGGACAGCAAAATCGCTTAATGAACTGCCCGTAAGTTTAAATATCCTGTTTTCACAAAATATAAACAAACCGTCACGAAACACTTTGAGGCCAACGATTGTATCATCAACTTTGATGCTGCCCGCACCCTGCGCTGAACTAAATCCATCCTCGTTAAACGGCTCACTAAATATTAACTCTTGTGGTCCAGAGTTGCCGGTAAGTGGCATACCAGCATAAAACATGTGTTCACGGTACGAAGCTACAATAGATGCACCAAGAACAGAACTGGTGCTTACGTCTGTTGCAGACAATGCAGAGTTAAACACCGTTGGGGCGTTTACTCCGTCAACAACTACAATCTTACTGTTGCCATCAAAATTAAACCGTTCAAACGAATACTTGCCAGCGTTAGTGCGTCCGGTGTCTCGTTCTGTCCACGATTCTGAAACCACTGTTCTAGTAGTGTCCGAAGTAGCAGCGTGGGCTGCTGCACTGGTTCCACCAGTAGCGCGAGTAACCCCCGTAAACGTAGTTGATGTTACCCCAGTGTAAGTAAACAACTCGTTGTTTATTTGAAGGGTACCACTAGAACTAAACCCAGTGGTTGATATTACTGTAATAGTTCCTGAACCCGTCATTGCTGTGTTAGCAGCAATCGCACTAGATGCACCCCTACCAAGAGACGTAGACGCACTGCTAAAAATCTTTTCGCCCCGTGCAGCAAGTACTTTATCTTCAAAACTTGTTACCATCAACACCTTTTCGTCAGCGGATGATGTTTGAGGTACTATATGTCGTACGTGACGTTGGAATCCTTGAATACGTTTGTATCCGCCTTCTATGTCGGGTTCAAAGTTTTCTAGCTGCAGGGCTTGTCCCGGCTGCATAATAAATGTGGAACGGTTGGCAACTAAGCCCCCCTCACAGATAAACGGAAATGCAGCGGTTTCACTAAGGTCAGCCACTCTATACAGCCCTCATGTAGTTCTTCCGATTAAGCAACTCAATACGCATACGTTTAATTCCATCCTCGTATTCCTTTAAGGAGAACTGTGCAGCTTGTACGTCGGAACGAAACATGTGCGTGTAATATTTTGCGCGGGCATTTATCACTGTCTCAAATCGCGCAGGAATAATTGATGTATCAGTTGCCGCAGATAGATCAGTATTATCGACGTAGTAATCAAACTCTAAGGTTCGATTGCTTGTGTCTGGAATGGGAGTTAGACCAATTTCATTATTGTAGGTGGTGTATACGTATTCTGGATCAGCAAACCTGTCTGTGTCAGGGCGAGTATCACGCTCACGAAACGCATCGTTGTACTCTTCATAGGATAAATACTTGAGGGGAATAGGCAAAACATCTTCACTTAGTTCTACCAATTTAACAAACGCTGCATTGCCCGCTGCTTCAGTAAAGCTTACGTAGTGCGTAGTAGCTGTAGCAGTAAACGTAGTTTCGGTAAGAGCCACTTCGTTGCCACTGGCAATAGTGATCGTAGCAGATTTAGTTTGTGATCCACCTGAACTGGTTCCTATCTCAAGAGTGAGTGTGGCACCACTGGTTTGCGTAACTACAATGTAAGACCGGCCCACAATAAGGTCGGTTACTTCTTGGGATGCTTCTGCGTTAGTAAGCAGCAAAGTGTTGCCAAACTTAGAACTAGCTACAGGAGTACCGGATACAGCAGTCCAATTAGTAATGCTTGCAGCCCCTGCAATCTCAAAGTCTCCGTTGGCAATATAGTTTTTTGGACGAAGAAACATTGTGTCGTAGTCAACGTATTTAAGATTTGACGCTATACTCTCATGGCTGTACAAAGACTTACCTGCAATCACGTCAACAGAACCAGCAGCACGAGTAAACGGCCAATTTAGTTCAGAGTTGATAAGATCAGTAATCGAACGATTAACATAGTCTTTTACCGTAGTCTGTACACCACGAGAGTTTGTAAAGTTGGAACTGGTTAGTTCAACTTCGTTAAAGTCGCGGAGTACGTTGTTGACTAAAGTAAGGTATGTGCTTGCCATATTAGTACCCGTTAAGTTTCGCTATCCAAATCTTCAAGTGCTTCAAGTTTGTCTTGAGCGTCTGCCCAACTAGCGACTGCCTTGTCCATTTCCTCAAGCAACTGCGGATGTTCACCGATAGCCGCCGGGTTATTTGTGTAGTTTGCGTATACAAATAGCGCATCTTTTTTCTGTGCCTCGTACTTGTGCTTTAGGGCTTCGTAGGCAAGTCGTTTCATTTCAGTCTCCCTGTACAACATTATACACCTATTTATTTAAATTAGCAAGGATTATTTTCTTGACTTTTCGATTGCTGTGAATGTTTCTCGCAGGGTAGGAGGCTTTTCGTGCTTGGGATCGTACTTGCATTGTATCTCTCGTGGGAAGTATTCCCCCATGTCATTCCAAACACTATCCACCGTATTGTTAGGACCATGATATATACATAGCCTTTCTCCGTCTATGTTGCTGCATCCCTTCAGTCTGCACGTTACATATTCAGGCCATGTTTCTGCATTGGCTAACGTGCCTCTAAGAAATGATATAAACCCGTAAAGTATTCCTGCAGCGAACAGTCCCATCATTATCCACGCTACAATCTCTACAAACTTACGGCGGCGTTGTCTTTGTTTGTACAGAGTTTCTTGGCGTTGCTTGCGAATGGACCCCTCCATCTTGACCAACTCATCCCACTTGGACCTTCCAAGCGTCATGCCAATCCACTGTTGTAGTTCGTAGCGTTGCTGCTGTGCTTTTTGTTTAGCAGCAAATGTTTCTATGGCTTCTTGTTCTACGGACTTACCAGCAAACAGTTTCTTAAATATGGGTGGGTTCTTGGCTTCTTTTTCTAGCATGTCCAAGTCGGACATTGCACCCATCCAGCGGGACAGGTCAGAGGCCATTGCCTCAATGTCACGTCCTACTTGAAAGCCTTTTTTGATTGCACCGAATGCAGCCGATGCGGTAGCCATCGCGCTAATGGGGTCCATCAGTATACCTTTACGTTGCCGTCTGTTATGAACTTCGGCACACAATATGCCGTTATTAGGTTGCCTTGTTTGTGTAGGGTTTGTGCGTACCAGACGCATTCGTTGAGGTCTTTGAAGTGCATGTCGTTGCTGACTAGCTTTTTGTCATCCCCTACGCCCACAAAAACAAACAGGAGAAAAACGTGTAGCACTATGCTTTTAATTCTTCATCACGAAAACGTTTCATAATTTTAGACCCATCGGGACTCATACGAAGCATTTTATAATTTATATTTTCATCCGGTTTAATTACTCTACCAGATTGATTTGAAATTCTGGTACCACCTGATACATTATCTCGTTGTGCAGCACGAGCAGCCTCCGCGCCATCATCTGCAACTTCAGCACTACGGGCAGGTTTACGGGAAGCGTTAGCGTAATTTTTAGAAACTGTTCCTCGTTTTTGTTTGTAATCAATATCCGCCATTAAAATTCTCCTGACTTCATTGCATCAGACAACTTCTTGGCCCGCGACTTTACCTGACGTGCCCAGCGGGAGTCCATCATCTCAAT